CCCGGATCATCTGGCGTGTCGCTAGGAGGAGGCAACTCAGGGGAGTTGTCTTCTGCTTCTTCTTGATCTGGTTGCTTAGGCGAATCGTCAGGAAAAGGAAAAGGAAACTCATCTCCTTCGCCTGTATCTGTTTCTTGCGAGGGGCCGGGGGGTAAGTCGTTGCCATCGTCCGGCAGAGACGGTTCTGCTATAAACTCCTCGTATTCTTCTGCGCTAACAACTCCGTCATCGTTTAAGTCTGAGCCTTCTGCTAGTCTTGCGTTTTGTCTTGCTACTGCTTCTGCTGGAGTTAATCCCTCAGAACTTATAATCTCAGCGATTCTGTTCTTGTAGGCTTGTGAGGCGTTCTCTGGGAACCCCGGTACATCTACGCCATAGAAGGGAGCAAGCGACTCCTTAGCTTCCTCCGCAGACATTGTGCCTTTTGTGAAAAACTCTAACTGTTCATCTGTCAGGTCAAAAGGATTTACCAAACCTTCTCTAATGTCTTGCAATAGCTCTTGACGGTTTTCTGCGTCTTGGATGTCCTCAAGTTCTGCGTCTGAAGGGAAAGGAGGTACTTCAGGAGGGCCAAGAGGATCTAACCCCGGTGGTGTCCCTCCGGGCGGTGTATCAGTATCAGGTTCTTGACCACCAAAATTCGGACCAAAGGGATTAAAAGGGTCATAAAACTCAGACATCAGATCACCACATACTCGCCTGACGCATCGAGGTACACGACTCTCAAGGCATCATATTGGCTTGCAATCGATTTACTTGCTGACCCATCTATCAATTCTGCTCCTGCTGTAGCTACGGTGACCGCCCCTGATCCCATGCGTTTGACTATCACTTGTTGCCCGTCTTTAGGCGAAACGTGGAGACTTACTACCACGGTGCTAGAACTATCAACCTCAACGATCTCTAGCGCAGCTTCCCCGGTTGTTGTGTAGGCTGCTGTCTGTCTTGAGTAAAAAGGTTTCACCAGAGAAAACATATCGATCACTACTTGACGCAGTGGTTCTGCTTCCGGGTTCACTCTGATCCCTTTTGGATCTCTGAGTATTCTTGTAGTCATAATAGTATTTTTTTCTAAGCCAGTTCGTAAACATTAGTTTAGTAGCTTCGTATTAGCGTTCACAAACACTGGTTTGCAGTAACTTGTAATGTTCACTTGTGATTGTCTTTTCTTGTATCGTTTTTCTTTTGCGTAAGTGTGGCCGTGTTCAACCCACTCACTGAATTGGTTGCATCTCAGAATATCTGCCCAATAGCTAACCTCTTGCTGCTGCCCGTCTATTAGGACTATTAAGGCGAAAGCGAGCTTGCTCATCTAACATTTTACCCTACCGCATTTTCTAAGATTACGTTGTCGTTCTTTTGCTTGTTCTAGTCTTTGCTTTGCTGAATCTAATCTTCTTTCTTGGATGGCTTCGTAGATGTACCAGCCTGACCAACCTAAAAATATTAAAGAACAAACAATAAAAGCAGCAGTGGCTCTTTCTTGAAACTTACGTTGTCGTTCTTTGCGTTTCTTGTGGATATCTTTTAAATATTGTAAGTGATCTTTTTCTGACTGTTTACGAATGCGCTCTGCTTCTCTCCAAACGTCACTCATACCAGCCATCATAAGATGGTCTTTTATCTTTGTTTCTATTGATTTGATCTCTCTACGTTTAATAGAAAGATCCATAGCCTCTTTAGGAGTTAAAGGGCGTTTGAGTTTCTTTTTCTTTTCCCAATCGTCTAGTTTTTGGGCAGTCGTACCAAACTTACCCAACAAGGAGGCTGCTTGTTGAGCATTTGCCTTGCCTTCTTTGAACGTTGATATCGTTTGATTGATTGCAGAGATAGCACTAGTAATCGCTGCAAGTTCAGCAAACATTTTTTAACCTATAAATTTTGCGGCCAACAAACTCCCTACCAAAAAAGGATAGAGCGCATAGACACTCACCTCAATTCGATTCATTCGCTGTTCAATGTTTTGGTATCGAATCAAGCACTCTTTTTCGTGTTGCGAAAGATTAGACATTAACTAGGCTTTACCGGCCAATCGTTATCGCCTGATCCATCCATGTCAGGCACCTTGAGGTTAGGCCAGTTACTATGTTTCGTTATGTCCCTGAGAGCTTGCCTGTATGTCTTCCAATCTTCGCTCATAGTTACATCGCTACAAGCCATCCAATCTGTCTCTGCTAGTCTTCTGTTTCGCTCTGCCCTTTGTGATTCTGCCTGTCTGTTCGTTTCTGCTGTCTGTGCCGCTGTTTTTTCGCTATCCGTTAGACTTTCTATTTTATGTAGATATACAACATTGTCTTCAATATAAGGATTTACGCTTGTGCTTTTCTGAGTCATCCTGTCGTAAGAACGACTCATGGTTACAGGCATTACAGAGTTAGCAGTCATCCAATCAGATGTAGGACCAGATGATGGGAAAGAAACATTTGAGAATAACATTTGATGTTCTCCCATGCTTTCTACTGCGTTATCTTTAATTATAGCTATCTGCATATTATTACCTATTTGGGAACTCCTCACTGGGAGGAGTAAAGTTAGAGGTATATCGGGCTTTAAGAGTGACGCGGTAACTGTCTATATAACCATTTAATAGATAAGAGGTGGAATAGTACCCTGCTATTGTAAGAACATCATTTGCTTTATAATTTCCTGTCCAAGCTATATCACTTCCTATTTGACTGCCCCCAATGAAAATTTTAATAACCCCTGATGTCCGTACATACGCAAAGTGAATCCACGTTGTAGCACTAGGAGTAGCTTCAGAGTTCCCTTGGGTGCCAGTTCCCGGTGTTGCTTGAGTTCCATAATAAGAGTGCCACTTTCCTTGATAGGGAGCATTTGCGTATGTCCCTAATGCTGGGCCATATCCAGCCCTATTCCCCATAACTGCACTATCATAAACAAACAAGCCCTGACCATCTGTAGGAGATGAGTTAAAGTACACAAAACCCTCTATAGTAAAATCACCACCGCCTAAAAAAATGGGATTGCGTACAACAAGATAATCGCCTGATTCATCAAACTTTGCGCTTGCTGTACCGAATTTCTTTATAGAGGTATTTAACTGTGCATTTCCTACAGTTTCTATATTACTCTTGCCTGTCTGGTCAAACATAGCGGCATTGGTAAAACTTAAAAGTGCTTCGGTGTTAGTTATAGCTGTAGAAGGTGCAGTGGGAGGAGTAAAATTAGAAGCGTATACTCTTGTTCCTTTTACCACTCGCACATCTGAAACCCATCCTTGGAGTCCTGCTCTTCCTGTACTATCTCCTGCAATATTCAAAGGGTAGTTAGACGTTCCTAGACTAGCAGTTGAGCTTGCTTGAAGAACTCCATTTAAAGCAAGCCTTAGTGTCGTTCCATCCCTTGTTAATGCTACATGAACCCATTCATTCAATTTAGGATGAGTAACATTAAAAACTGTAGAACCATTAATATAAACATGAAAGCCTGTGCTATATTGATACAATAAAACACCAGAACTTACACCATTGAATATTCCAACGTAATCCGCATAAAGCCCAAGCGCATCAGTTCTATAGAACCAAAAATCTATGGTAAATGTACCATTACTCAAAACATCAAAATCACTACTTGCCGCAATAGATGCGTAATCCGCTGTGGCACTAAAATACCCTGACCCTCCATTCACTGCTGGATCATAAGCTTCACTAGGCGCAAAGGGTGAGAAAGGTTGTATTTTTGGAAGATTGCCAGTGGTTATAGTATGTGCAGACGTAGATTTATCTCTAAATCTGTTACTGCAAGAAATTAATAATTTAGTGTTTGTTACTGCTGTTAGTGGTGCGGTGGGTACAGTATAGCTTGATCCTGTGTAAAGGGCCGTCCCTTTCAACACTCTTAGATTTGAGATAAACCCTCCGAACCAATAGTTATTTGTAGTATTTGTAGTTCCGATATATAAGGTGCTGGATGGTTTTAAAAAAGAATAATCAGCAGCAATCGTCCATGTTTGTCTTTGATCCCCATTTTTAAATAAATAGCCTGTTGTTCCAGAGCGTACCAACGCAATATGTACCCATTCACCTGTAGGGAATGTTTCGCTGTCAGTTTTTGTTCCTCCAGCGGATACTACTAATTGATCAGAGCCGTTAAAATAAATTAATATTCTATTTGCGTTTCCACCATCCCTACCTTCATAAGTGAAGTTCATGCCTGTGGTAGTTCTAAACACCCACATTTCTATGGTGAAATCACCAGTGCCAAAAGCAAAATCATCAGATGTTGGAATTGATAAATAATCATCAGTTCCATCAAAACTTGTTGACCACTTGCCTTCTTCTGCACTAAAAGGGCTAAAAGTTCCTTGCGTTGCACTTCCTGATCGCGTAACACTAAAAGCATTGCTAGACGAATCTAAAAACGTATTGTTCTGCGCT